AAAGATGAAAAATGGGATGAAAAATTAAAAAAACAAGATATTGAATTAAGAACAGGTACTTACTATAGGATTAAAACGTTATATGATAGAAGTGTTTCATTTAATAATATAGATTTAAACGATAGTAAATTAATTAGAAAAAGAAGTAAAGATTTAGCTAATATAAATGTAAATGACATATTAGATAATCCGTTATTTTTTAATTTTAATATTGAAACAGATGACACTGACTATGAAAATTGTGTTGATAAAAATATAATCGCGGATAAGACAGATCCAAAAATCAGTGATGGTAGGTTAAAAGATCTTTATGATTATGCCTTTGTTTTGGATAGAGGTAATAATGATTACGGTAGTAGGGTATTGGCGAATATTAACGCACTTAAAAAGGTTATTGCGGATGACATAACAAATGTTACGCAAGTTGATAATACACTAAGATCAAAGTCAATGTGGTCCGTCTTATCAACCTTAGCGAGTGATCACGAATTTTTGTTATTACCTTTAACATCTTATATTAATTTAAACGGTGCTGTTAAGGATGCCACTGACCCTTTTGAATTGGCTCATGATATGTTTGGTGTTTTTAACAACCTTGAAATGTTCAAGTCAAACCCAGCGTTCATATTTCAATTGGGTTCATTAACATCAAACGTTTCCGCTGGTAATAAACAAAAGAGAAACAGTTTATCCGAATTTGATTTGAGTAATACATTTTGTATGGACATAGAAACAAACCAATTGGATTCAGATGGTAATGGTAAACTTTTAGATGAGGGTATACCAAATGATATTTTAAATTCAAACGTTTCTTCATTTATTGTCGATTTTGGAAATAAAAACCAAAACATGTTTCAAAATATTCAACTATCAACAGATGAATTTGCTAACACGGAAGAAAGTATATTTACTCAGGTTAATTTAACATCAGATAGTGGAAATATCGCTCAGTTATCAACAGGTAAATTATTTACCGCAATGGAAAACAGATCTTATTCTTGTACTGTTACAAGTTTAGGTAATGCTAGTATACAACCATTAACATATTTTTACGTTAAAAACGTACCATTATTTTACGGAACTTATTGGATTACGAATGTAAGTCATAAAATAACACCCAATAATATGACAACAACATTTAAAGGTGTTAGACAACCAATAGCAAAGAAACCAACAGCAAACACAACCGTATTACAACAATTATTTAAAAAAGCAGAAGCTGCTGTTGTAGCATCTGGTGGTATTTCAAACGATCAAAGAATTAACGGGGCCACATTTGGACCTGTTTTTGCCGCAAATAACAGAGATAGTCCAGCAGATGCTACTGATAATGGTTTCGGTTTATTTGCACAAGAATCTGTTCAAAAACCAGGTCTTTTTGTTAATTATAGTGGGCAATGGATTGCGGCCGCATATCTTAAATTGATGACAAAAGGTGATAAAAGTAATATGTTATTAATAAAAGCTTTAATCGCTTATTTATATAGCAATGCGTCAACACTTATTAATGAGATTAATGCCACTACCAATAGTGCTAATGGTGTTATTGATCCACCATCGCCAGCGACTGCTGTTAAATATTTTGCTGATATCATTGTTTATGATCTATATAACAAAATAGATACTAATAATATTGATATTAAAAAAAATGGTGCAACATCGGTATCAATATCGAAATTACTTGGTAATTACGATACGAAAAATAGTGATTATGAAGAGATATTATCTGAATTTCAACAAAAAAATGATACTGAGGCGTTAGAATATTTAAAACATGATAAAGCAATAACAGGTGTTAAAACAACGTTAATTACCTCAGATACTGGTGGTGTTGTCGCTAATGATGCGGCTAAAGCAAAAATAAGTTATCCCGATGATATTGAAGGTATACCAGCCACAGATACATCCAACTTTATTGGTGCGGCGTATTGGGTTTCAGGTAAAAAAGAAAATAACTTTATTGAGTTACAAGGTTTTAATAGATATCAGTTAACTAATGAGTTATATAATACAACTAAACCAGGTAACTCAGCAAACCCTTTTATACCTGATTTTGAACTAACAAGTTTTACCCTTGACTCTGGCGTAAGTACGATTGACCTTAACTCAAAATATTTTATTATTGTTAAATTTAGTAATAGTCCTAATGGAAACTATACACCCGAAATAGTTCAACCGAATAATAACCTAACTATTAACCCTAACATTAACCCTAACGCTAATTTAAACCCAGTTACAGCTAATTTAAATAATATTAACACTACTAATACTAGTCTTAGTACTCCATTACCTGGTAATCCTAATTATATAGATCCTTATTTTAATAATAACCCATGGGGTAGTTCTATTTTTAACCCCGTTCCAACGAATTATACCGCTCCTACCCTTAAGTATGGTATACGTGAAAAATTCGTGGTATTAACAACCACTACTACACAATCACTAGAATTTGTTATTGGTCAACAAAATTATGAAAAATATAAAAGTTATGGGCATATCGAGATTGAACTTTATACCCCTTATAAGACATCTGACGGTTACCCAAAACAAGTTATAACAGAGTGGAAGTATAAAAGAATAGGTACTAAAAAATATGATTTTAATCCTACAAATGCGACATCACAAAATACGACTAACATACCTGTTGTACTCGGTTTTGGAGATGTAAATGGTGGGGGGGAATCGAAAACATATTCTACAAATAACGGTAAATTTACTTACGGTAAATCATTTAGTAATAAATATAATAGGGGTGGAAATGATTATCTAGCGAATGTATTAGGTGCTATTAAAAACGGTAATAATTCATACGTTAGTTTTCTTTCTATAAGACTTTGGGACGAGAAAGCTAAATTCCTCAAAGATCGAACTGTTAGAAGTTATATTGACCTTAACGTTTTAGGTAATAATGTAGATAAAAAAGCTTGGACAATAGAAAATAAAAATATTGACCTAAGCAACCTTTATATTCAACAACCACCAGCAGGAAATAACGCAGCAGGAAATAACGCAGCAGGAAATAACAGACGTAGTTCACAAAGACGGACTACGACTAGGACTAAAAATGTATCACAACTAACTGGCCAAGCACTCAACAATGCGATGTATATTAAAAATTACCTAAAAGGTAAAGGTTTTTCAAAAGAAGAAGTTGCTGGTACTTTGGGTAACATGATGACAGAAACAGGGGGTTCATTTGACCCTGAAATAACAAATGGAAGGGATGTTAACCGTCTAATATCTGTAGGTTTAATACAATGGAATAGTATAAATTTTAATAAAACCAACAAACAGGGAGTACTTAATAAAATTGGGTATACTGTACAAGCACAATTAGATTATTTAACTGCTGGTGGTTGGAAAAACAAGACCAATCAATTCCGTGAAGATTTTAAAAAAGAAATCCAAAACCAAAACCCCACATTAAAAATCTCCCAAACTAAGGGTAAAGCAGAAGGGTTATCGGAAGGGGAGTTTAATGCTTATAAAGCTGGATATTTTTTCGCCCAATCTGTTGAAATTTGCAATAATTGTAATCAAGGCTTTGAAAGTTATCATGAGACAATTACTAAAACAGTTGGCACCGATAAATACACCATAAAAGCGTTTGAAAGAAGTGGATATGCAGTTGATTTTTATAAAAGAATGAATGACGTTAACGACCCTTTAAAATGGGAATCCACAGCATCATCAGCACAGCCAACATCATCATCAGCACAGCCAACATCATCATCAGCGCAGTCAACATCACAGGATGTAGTAACAATAGGGGATTCTATTTCAATACTTATTAATAAAATTTATCCAAATATAAAACTTATACCTAATTTAAGCGAGAGTGGTAAACCAGCTAGTTGGTTATTGGGTCAATTAGAAAAAATTAATAACACAATTAGTGCTCCTTTATATGTAATCTTATCTATTGGATCAAATAATCTTTGGAAATTAGATTCAGATGGTGTTGATAAAAAACTAATTGAAAAAATTAAAGAAGTTTTCCCTTCCGCTAATTTATATATACTAAATGGTAGTTATGGTTGGCTTAATCTAACAGGTGGGTCTGATAAAGATTGGGAAGATAAAATAAATAAGTATACCAGTTTTTATGAAGATAAAGGTTTTAATATTATTGGTGATGTGAGTAAACTAACTACCCACCCAAGACAGGATGATAATTTGCTTAAATCCTTTAATAGAAATATGAAAGCGCTTAAGATAATATAGCAATTGATGTTGCTGCAAGCAATTATCATAATTATAATAACTTTAATAAAAACACAGATATTTATAATAAATAAAAGTATATGAATAATTTTAACAGTAAACTGGACCAATTTTTAGGTAAAAAAATTGAAGAAGCACAAATGGGCGAAGAAGTTTGCGATATTAAAACTGGGGTTTGTTATATAAAAACAAAAGACGGTTTAATTGAAAGAACATTAATTGAAAAAAAATTAATGATGGAAGATGGTAGAGAATTACTAAGAGAAGAATCACCAATAAGTCACAGTCGTAAAACATATTTAAGATGAACAAGAATTTAGATAAAATATTATCCGAAGAGGTAAAAAGATTTAATAACATTATGGCTTACCAAGAAAAGTTGGGTGAGGGTCATCACTATAAATTCTATGAAGCTGAGGGAGATGCTCCAGATGAAGAAGTTCCAGCGGATGCTGGTGTGGACACCGCTGTTCCAGACGCTGAATTAGGTGTTGAGGCTCCTGCTACAGATGCTGGTGTAGACACCGCTGTTCCAGATGCTGAAATGGGTGCTGAAGAAGCTCCTGTTGGTGATGTGGCACCAGAAGGTGGTGAAATACCACCAGCTGAAGGTGATACTGAAATTGACGTGACTGATTTGGTTAATACAAGTAAAGAATTATCTGGTAAAACGGACAGCATTATTCAAAAAATCGCTGATTCTAGTTCTAAAATTGAAGCTATCATTAATAAAATTAATGGCGTTGAACAAGGTTTACAAAAAATGGACTCAGTCATTCAACAAATGAATGCTTTGACAAAACAAGTTGAGTTAATGAGACCACCAACTGAAGAAGAAAGAAGAAAAGCTTTAGCTAAAGATTCATATCCTTTTAGTGTCACACAAGACGAGTATATGAGTGGAAATGCACCAAAAACACAAACTGATCTTGAAAGTAGACCAGATAAATTAACTATGATGGACAGTCTTATGAATGATTATAATGAGGTTGACATTAAAAATAGTTTTTACAATGCAAATAATAAAGAAAAACCAGTAAGTAATTATTAATAATGAGACATATACAACAAGAATTTATTACACAAAAATTAACAGTTGGTGACCCAGCAATTGGTTTTGTAAATACAGATGAACATACAATAGAATATTACGGTTTTATAACATTGGGTAATACGAATGATACAGTAGTTGCTACTATTAATGGTATTAGCGGTATAACGCTTTCAATGATGGGTATGATTGAAATGCCGTTACAATCTTTAGTAGTTACAGCGGTAAACGCTAGTTTGAACGAAACAACTTCTGTTTATAGAGGTTTATTAGTGTTTGGTGTTAAGAAATACAAATCAATTTTTTAAATTTTTAAAAATATTTTACCAGAAACTTGTTTTTTGTAGTTTTTGTTCTTACTTTTGTAGCATAAAATTTATATTATTATGATTGACTACAAGAAAATCGATTGGTCCAAGGCCGCAACAGACACACTGGCCGACTACGAAAAAGCAAAGTCGAAAACAACACAGACTACCCAATCTAGTTCTGTCGACTTAACAAAGTATTTCACGATCGCACTTGATGAAGGTGCGCAAAGCGGTGAAAAATCAGTTAGGATTCTTCCTAACCAAGACGATCCAACTAAATGGTACAAAGTTGGTTATTTCCACAACCTAAAAATAGGTAAAAGATGGACAAAACTTTATGATCCATCACAAGATGGCGATGATTCTCCTTTGAATGAGATGTACAAATTCTTAATGAAGAGTGCAGACAAAGAAGACAAGAAATTGGCTATCAATTACAAATCACGCCAGTTCTTTATTGTTCGTGTTATCGAACGTGGTAAAGAGCATGAAGGTGTTAAATTCTGGAGATTTCCAGCAGTACAAGATGGTTCAGGTATTATGGACAAAATTGCACCACTTGTTAAAAAATACGGTGCGTTTTGGAACCCGTTTGAAGGCTTTGATATTACAATCTCTATGCTTAGAGATAAATCAAAAGACAGTAAAGTTGGTTTCACTAAAGTTTCATCTGTCATTCCTGATAGAGAATCTAAATTGTCTGATGATGAAAACCAATCAGTTGAGTGGTTGAGTGATCCAATGGCATGGACTGATGTTTTCAAGAAAAAATCTATTGAATATTTAAACATTGTTGCTGAAGGTAGCGAACCAATTTGGGATGCTGAGCAAAAATGCTTTATCGCTAAAGTTGAAGATGGAGTAAGTACATACACTGGAGCTTCCGCACCAACACCTAAAGCTAAGTACGAGACACCAGCACCAGTTGCTATGTCTGAAGAAGATACTGATGTAGATGGTGTTGTAGAAGAAAGCGCACCAGCTGGTCAGTTAAAGATTGACGATTTACCATTCTAAAAATAACATATTAAGCATGGATGTAAGTATGGATATGATGTCTATACAAGTGTCCATGCTTTTTTTTAAACATTAAATATTATATGGCAGTAAAGAAAAAAGAATTTTCTTTTGATGATCTCAAAAAGAAGATGAGTACAACAACTAAATACAAATCAGATTTATTTCTGAGTTGTGGTGAAGCCTTTTTAGAGGCATCTGGGGTTCCAGGTCCATGTATGGGTCACATTAATATGTTACTTGGTCACACCAACACAGGTAAGACAAGTGCGTTAATTGCGGCATCAGTTGATGCGCAAAAAAAGGGTATCTTACCAGTTTATTTGGTAACAGAGAAAAAATGGAGTTTTGAACATTGCCAACTTATGGGTTTAGAGTGTTCAAGAAATGAAGAAACTGGTGAGTGGGATGGATTCTTCCTATACCGTGATGATTTTAATTACATTGAACAAGTTACTGATTACATCAATGAAGTTTTAGATATGCAAGCTAAAGGTGATTTACCTTATGATGTTTGTTTCTTCTGGGATTCAGTTGGTTCGGTGCCATGTAAAATGACATGGGAAGGTAAAGGTGGTAAACAACATACCGCAGGTGCGTTGGCTGAAAAGATTAACATGGGTATTAACCAAAGAATCAATAACAGCCGTAAAGAAACATCACCATATTTAAATGGTCTTGTTGTGTGTAACTTACCATGGGTAAGACTTCCAGATTCTCCAATGGGTCAACCTAAGATGAAACCAAAAGGTGGTGAGGCTATCTATCAAGCGGCTACATTAGTGTTCCGTTTTGGTAATGAAGCTGACGGTGGTATAAACAAAATTGATGCAACAAGCAAAGGTAGAAAAATCAATTTTGCGACAAGAACCAAAGTTACTGTGGATAAAAACCATATCAACGGTCTTGGTTACGCTGACTCAAAAATTATTGTTACACCACACGGATTCATTACTGATGATAAACGTGACAATAAAGCGGCATTAGACTTGTACAAAAAACAAACTTTCGAGTACTGGGCTAGTAAAATAGATGATGCTAACTTCGAGTTAGAGGAATATGAGGTTAACCAAAAAATCTCTTATTCCGATGAAGATTAATAAACCAATAAGACATAATAAAGTTAATACAACTATTAACTCATTACTTATAGATGGTGAATATCTTTTAAAACAAGGGTTTCATGGTACCAAGCAGCTACAAGGTAAAGAAGGTAGCGTTGGTACCATATTCCATTTTATTAACACCATTAAGAGGTTCTATCAAGATTACGCAGTCACAAAGGTTGTTGTATTTTGGGAAGGTAAAGGGTCTAAAGATTATAGACAAGGTTACTATCCATACTA